TTCCAGAACGGGGCCGGGCGGGTGAAGAAGACGCTGCCGTCTCTCGACAAGTTCGACATCCTCGCGCATTGCGCTATCAACTGCCGGAAGGTACATTTCCAAGCGGCGTGCTGTGTCAATCAATACTCGCAGCGCCGACCGCAGGGCTGGTTCGACCGGCCCGACATTGAGCTAGACAGCTTCGAGAAGGCATACGAAATCGTAATGGAGACGCGGAATGGATAAACTGATCGAGATGATCAAACACCACGAGGGTGTAGTGCCTCATGCCTACGCTGACAGCCGTGGCTACTGGACGATAGGCGTTGGCCGCCTGATCGACCAAGAGCTAGGCGGCGGGCTGTCCGATGACGAGATCGACTATCTGCTGGCGAATGATCTGAAGCGTTGCCGGGCAGAGGCGGAGACATATCCGTGGTTCGCTGGCCTCTCAGGGCCGCGTCAGGCGGTTGTAATCTCGATGCTGTTCAATCTAGGCAAGCCACGCTGGGACGGCTTCCAGAAGGCTCAGGCGGCGATTGAGGCGGGTGATTACGGTGAGGCTGCGGCGCAGCTTTTGCAGAGCCGCTGGGCCAAGCAGGTAGGCAAGCGCGCCGAGGATATGGCCGCGATGATGATTAGCGGGGAGTGGATGGATGGCTGAGCTAACAATGGAGCGTATCCTGAAGTGGAAGCTGCTTCCGCGCCTGATGATGCTGATGTTTGCGCTGATGGCGTGGAACGTCTGCGACTGGTTCATGAGCCTTGGGCCTGACGCGACGACGCAGCAGACCGCTTTTGTGTCAACCATTGTCGGCGCCTCCACAGGGGCGTTCGCCGTGTGGATGGGACACGAGAGCAAATGAAGTGGCTGCTGCTGATGGTTATCGCTGAGGTGAACGGAGAGATGACCGTCCACGTCCTGAGCGATCACGACACGATGGCTGGCTGTCACGTCGCCGGGACTTACATCAACTGGGAAGAGCGCATGCCGGTGAACAAGGAAATGCTTTGCTTCCCGACTGACAGAGAGGTGATCCAATGATCCAAGCTCTTATCCCCGCCGTGTCGGGCATTCTCGACAAGTTCATCGAGGACAAGGACCAGCGCGCAAAGCTGGCGCACGATCTTGCGACGATGGCCGAGCGCCACGCGCAGGAGCAGATACTCGCGCAGATCGAGGTGCTGAAGGCCGACGCAAAGGGCAACTGGTTTCAGGCGTCGTGGCGTCCTCTGATCGGGTGGATCTGCGGCCTGAGCCTCGGCATCAACTATATGGTCAGCCCGATCTGCGCCGGGTTCGGCGTCGTGATCCCTCAGGCTGACATGTCTGTGATGATGCCTTTGATGTTTGGAATGCTCGGCATCTCAGGCATGAGGTCATACGACAAGTCGAAGAAGACCGACACGAAATAAAAAAGGCCCCACGCCGAGGCGCGGGGCCAGTCTCAGGAGGAACGCGGGATAACGCTCCCGCAGGCGATTAGTCAAAAGGATCGTAACTCTCGGCGGCCTCCTCGTCAACATCGCCCGATCCATTGCAGAGGCGGCACTCCATTTCCCTCTCGTCGAGGTAGCCGCCGCGCCAGTCTCCCGGCGCAGCTACCGCTACCTCATACCACGCGACGCCTTTCCCGTCGCACTCAGGGCAGGTGGTCATGCCGCCACCCAGTTAGCTTGCTCGATGAGCCAGTTCATATGCTCGCCACGACCGACAACCTGAATTTGATAGTACAGGATGTCCTCGGGGCCGACGCCCTCGATCTCGCTGTAGTCGAGATCGTGGAGCGCCTTGGACTGCTCGACGGCGCGGTCATAGCATGCCATCGCGTCGATCCCATTGTCGAATTCCTTGACCCGATGGCAGGAGCCATCTTTCTTGAAAAAGCGAACTTCACAGTAAGTCATCGTATGTCTCCCTTCGATGATGGGCGGGGCCGAAGCCCCGCCGGTTGATTAGTAGCCGGTCGCGGCCATTTCTTCGCGGCGGTTGCAGTCGACCGCAGCCGCCCAACCTTCTGAGGTGATCGCCCAAAATTCGCCCTGTCCCCAATCGTCAGGCTTCAAAGCGCCTTTTTGCGACAGGCTGGAAAGAACGCCGCGATACTCGCGCATCGGGAAAAGCTCGTTCATTTCCTTGACCGCAACGAACATATCCATATGCGGGTCGCTCTCGCCCCATTCAGTAACCTCGCCCGGATAGTCGGCGACGATCTCGCTGATCGATGCGCTCTTCGAGACCAGATGCGACTGCTCGGCATTGGCGGCGAAGATATGTGACATGATTGCGCGTTCGCGGGTGGTGAGGTCTGTATATTCAATCATTGAACTGTCTCCCTGTTCTAGAAATGTCCTACTCCAAGAAGATAAGGGGATATCGATCCAATATCAATACCCCCAGATCATTTTTTTTTCACAGCACTTCAATCGCCCGGTGCGTGTACTTGTCGTGCTTGATTGCGCCGCGCTTCGCAAGCTGCGAGATCAGCGCGTGGGCCGCCGTTCGGGACCGGCCTGTCGCCTCGGCGACCTCCCGCACGCTCGGCGCATACCCATAGCGCCGGATGTGCCGGGATATGTAGGCCAGCACGCTGGCCTGCTTCTCGGTGAGCGATGTCACGTCACGCCTCCTTCACGATCAGAGTTTTGGCGCGCACCTGCCGGGCAGGCTTGGCCTCGGTTGTCTTGGCGGGCTGCGCCTTGTAGTTCCGCATCGGCCACTTGACGTAGTAGGTCGAGCCGTCAACGTGGACCTGACCCTCCTCGTGGTTGCCGAGCATCTCCTTCAGCATCGTCTCGGCCTCGTCGATCTCAGCCTCAAGCGCGCGCTTCTCCTCGCGCCGGTTGACCAGCACCTGCGTCCAGTGGTCGGCGTCCGGCATGCCGTTGAGGTCAATCGCTGGCGCGCCGTCATCGACACGGCCCCACGCCACATTGGCGTCCTCAGACGACAGCGGCGGGTACCAGTCCACGTCACGCTTGCGGCGCTCGAAGTCATGCACCGCATCCTCGATCTGCGCCTGCATGTCCGGGTCTTGCCGGTACAGGAAGATGCGGAGTTCGGAGCCGCGATACAGGACGCACACAGCGCCCCACGATGCGTCGGTACACATCATCTGCGCCTGTAGCTGCCACGGGCCACGGTGCGGCGCTGGCTCGTTCTCAGGCGACGCGCTGGTGTTCTTGGCCTCCAGCACGCCGACGCCGTGCGTGTCCACCACGCCGCCCTGCGGCACATAGATGCCGTTGGCCGGGTCGTGTTCCCAGACCAGCGCGCCGTCGCCACGCCCGTCGAGCGAACAGGCCAGCGGCAGGTCCGGGTGAAAATGCGGCTCGTTGATGTCCACGTTGACGTGATCGAGGTCGAGGCGGTAGGCCGCCTCGCGCAGGATCGTAGGTTCGAGCAGGTCGCCGAAGCGCATCGCCTCGTTCTGCGCGAACCGCTCGCGTGGGTTGCCTGCGGCTGCGTCGATTGCTTCGCTGAGCAATTCGTTCGGGGTGGCGTAGGGCGACAAGCCCATCAGCGCGGGGATTTTGCTGGCACTGAGCGTGCCGTCGTCGGGGGTGAGTTTACCTACCATTGGTTTGTCTCCTTGTTTACGCACTTAAACATCAGCGAAAAATGTACGACCTTTTTGCCGTACCACACCCGCATGTAGTGGCTTCTGGAAAAGCCATAAATGGTGAATTTGGCGCGGCGCTTGTACCTCTTCCAAGCAAGCACCTTAATGCCAGCGAATACCCACTCGCCCTCGCCAAGTTCCTTCCAAGGTCTCGGCCAATCAGTGGGTATATCCAGTTTGCCCTTTTTCATCCCAATCTCCCTTCGATGATGCGCCCGGCCACGACAGCCGGGCGCTTTGGTTTAGGCCACAAACGAGACCGATCCGGTCGCGCTGCGCGCATATTTGGTTCCCCGCATCTTGTTGATGTAATCGTAATGCTCGATCATCTCGCTGGGGATGTCCTTCGGCTTGCACTCCTCGACCTTGGCGAGGCGGCGGCGGTAGAGCAGCAGCAAGCGCCGATGCTCCTTCTCCGCCACCTCGTTGCCGGTGAAGTCCACCGAGTTGAGGCAAATCCAGACCACGCCGAGGTCGGCATGCTCTGCTGGCAGTGTGATGATGTTTTCCATTCTTTCGGTCTCCCTTTCTAGTTACCGAGGTGGACGATGAGCGCCCACCAAGTGAAGGACCGAGACGCCTCGATCCCGAAAACCCAGAGCCAGTCAATCCAGCCAAGGGTAAAGAGCAGGATGATGGACATCCCGATAATGTCGTCGAGGTACTGGCGCATCACGCAGCACTCATCTTAATGGCGCGCTCGAGGACGCGACGGCGCTGTTCCTTAGTCAGGCCAGCGATGGGGCCGAGAACCCGGATCGCCTGCTGGCGCTCCATCTCGACGGTGAACTCGCGAGGCTTCGGCTCGGACTTGAGGCCCAGCTTTACAAGCGTGTCGCGGTCGAGGTCTTCCATTCTGATTGTCATGACTGTTCTCCCTGTGTCTGACGGTCTTGGTTCGTCTTGATGAAGTCGAGAAGCATCTCAGCATATTTGCGAGGGCTGAGGTTCGAGCGCGCGCCGAATGTGCTGGCGACGAACTCTAGCTCAACGGTCAGCTTCTGAATGATCTCTTTGTCAGTCATCGATGTCTCCCTTCGATGGTGGTGGGGGCGGGGCCGAAGCCCCGCCGGTTGATTAGGCCTCTGCCTCAATTTTTGCCAAGACCCACTTCGCTAAATCGTAGGTCTTCATCTCGTGGCAATTATTTGATGGCCTGTCATGAGTGTCGCGCTTGACTGCGTTTGCAAGGTGTTCAGCCACTTCGATTGCGCTCATTTGTCTGAGGGCATCGCATGTCGGCCTGTCGAGGTATGGGTATCCAAGTGTCATCGGTGTCTCCCTTCGATGGTGGTGGGGGCGGGGCCGTTAGGCCACGCCGAATTCGATTGCGGCGTCTGCAAGCATGCAGCGCATCTCTTCGTCGGCGAGGTCAGCGCGATACTGATCGTCGCCGGTAAGCTGATCGCGCTGCGCGTCTGTCATCCAGATTAGGTGCGCGTCGAGGTCACGACAGATGTCGCCGTCGGCGTTGCGCTCAATCGCAGCGAACTCTGCGTCGGTGTATTTCTCGGTGCGGTCCCAGTCGATCTTGGTCATCGGTGTCTCCCTTGCGATGTGTTCTATCAACGTCCTAGTTGTACCACTACTATAATTTTGATATCAACAACTAAATCGCATCTGGCGACAACTTTTTTTGCGAGGCTCAAGTGTCTGATATCGAACAACAATTACTGCGGTTGCGGGCATCGACCCGGCAGATGCTGCGCGAGGAAGTCGAACTTTCTCCGCATCGGAGCATCTCGGCGCTGGCGGATGAGTTGATCGAGGGCGCTATCTTGGCGCGGCGTGATGAGCGGTATCGTGACGGGGATCGCGACGATGGTTAACGGTCGCCAGAAGGGCGCAAACGCAGAGCGCGAGATCGCCAAGATCCTGCTCGACGAACTGGGCATGACGTTCAAGCGTGACCTCGAACAGTACCGGGCGGCGGATCACGGCGACCTGATCTGCGACGAGCCGTTCCCGTTCGTCATCGAGGTGAAGCGATACAAGTCAGGGTGCGCGGCCCAGCCCGCGTGGTGGGATCAGGTGTGCGGCGCGGCACAGGCGTGCCACAAGCAGCCGCTGCTCGTCTACAAATACAACCACCAGCAGTGGCGCTGGCGCGTCCCGGCGCAGGTGCTGATCGACCTCGGTCACCCGCACGGTTGCAGCCAGATGCCGGAGGACGCGACGCTGGACTGGGGCTATGCGGTCGAGATGGACACGCACACCGCGATGACGATTATCCGGGAGGTGCTGGCGCATGCGTCCTCAGTACCAGACTGACCACGACATAAAGAACGAGCGGCTGGTTGCCGACGCGCTGGAGAATATCGGCGTCGAGGTTTACAAGCTGCCGGTCCAGTATCGCCTCGACTGGTTGCTGCGGCGCGCCGGCCAGCCCATAGGCTTCGCCGAGGTGAAGGCGCGCAAGTGCGACCTGAATACATACCCAAGCGTGATGATCAGCCTGAGCAAGGTGATGCACGCGAAAATGCTTACCGAGGCGACGGGCTTGCCCTGCCACCTCATTCTGCTTTACCGTGACGCCCTCGCGAAGTTGGACTTCGCGTCGGACTTCACGGTAAGCCCGGGCGGTAGGACAGACAGAAACGATCCACAGGATCTGGATGTCTGCGCCTACTACCCGACCGAGCGGCTGACAGTGATCAGCCAAAATCCAACCGAGTAATCGTTCAAGGAGATATCAAGCTATGGCTCTCGGTTTTAACACAAGCACCGCATCGGGCGGTGACATCCTGCCCATCGTCAAGTGGGACGCAAAGTCGGGCGACTTCATTAAGCAGGACCGCTACCAAGCAGGGGACGGATCGTGGCAGAAGGATGAACAGGAACTGGCGCTTCCCATCACGTTCGCAATGGATTTGGGTGCCATCGAAATCGGATGGCTCTCATTCTCAACCGGCGCGCCTGACTTTCAGATGGTCAAGGCAGGCGAGCCTATCCCGGCGCAGCCAAGCCCGGACCACAAGCAGGCGTTCCGGTGCCGCATCGCGTCGCGTGAACTTGGCCTTCGCGAATTTTCGCATTCTGCGAAAACTGTTTTGCGTGCGATGGATGCTCTTCACAACGAGTACGAGGCGCAGGCTCCGGCAAATCCGGGCAAGATGCCGGTGGTGACAATCTCCGGCACTGAGACGATCAAGGTCAACTCTCCGAATGGCGAGCTTCGCTTCAAGGCCCCGGAGTGGTCGATTACCGAGTGGATCGACCGGCCAGCTATGATGGACGGCGGTGCCACCGCGCCATCCGAACCCGCGCCAGCGCAGGCAGCGCCTACGGCGATGCAGCAACCTCCGGCATCACAGCCGACAGGCAGCAACCTGTTCTAGTGCGGTAGCTCCCGGCGGGTTTAGTCTCCCTTGCCCGCCGGGAGCGTCTACTAAGGGGAGCATTAGGGAGACACATCAATGAATAATATCGCAGCGCATGCGGAGAGGATTGCCCGTCACTATTGGGGCGAGCCGAACGCGAAGCTGTCCATCAAGGGCAGGACGCTCCGCTGGGGGACCAAGGGCAGCAAGGAACTCGATCTACAGAAGTCGGTTTTTTACGATTTTCAAGAAAATCGTGGCGGCGGGATCGTCGATCTCGTCAAGCAATATGGCAAGCTCGGCATCAGCGGCTCAGTCGCCGACGTGCTGGAGCGCGAGTTCGGAATACAGAAGCAGGCGCAGAAGGCGCTGGAGCCGAAGCAATACATACAGCGCGTCTATTCATACTTCGACGTTGACGGCGCCGAGGCGTATCAGGTGTGCCGCATGTACCCGAAGACGTTCCGTCAGCGCAGGCCGGACGGCAGCGGCGGCTACATATACAAGATGGACGGCGTCGAGCCGCTGCCATACAACCTGCCAGCGATAATCCAGAACCCGGGCCAGCCGGTGTTCGTTGTCGAGGGCGAGAAGTGCGCCGACGCACTCATCGAGGCCGGGCTGCTCGCCACCACAAACCACGGCGGGTCCGGCAAGTGGCTGGACGCGCACTCGGCGCACCTAGCCGGACGCAGCGTGATCGTGATGCCCGACAATGATCAGGCGGGTCGAACCCACGCCGACAAGGTGATCGCAAGCCTGTGGGGCGTCGCGGATCGCATCAAGCGGGTCGAACTGCCGGGGCTGCCGGACAAGGGCGACGTCGCGGACTTTCTGGGCAACCACACGCTGGACGAGGTGATGGACATCGTCCGCAGCGCGCCAGTGGTGACCGCGCAGCCGGAGCCGGGCGATGATGCGCCAGAGGTGGAGGACGGCGCGGTTGAGCCGTACCACACGATGCGGCGGGGCGAGGTGTTCGCGATGCCGCCGGTCGAATTCCTCGTGGATGGGCTGCTCACCGACACAGGCTTTGCGATGATGTACGGCGCGCCCGGCACGGGTAAGTCATTCCTCGCCATCGACATAGCGTTGTCCGTCGCGCACGGTCGGGAGTGGCAGGGGCAGGACGTCAAGCAGGGCCGGGTACTTTATATTGCGGGCGAGGGCATCGGCGGATTTTCAAAAAGATGGGCCGCGTGGGAAAAATACCACGGCGTCAAGGATGAGCCGGATATGTACCTGCTGCCGACGGCTGTGAATTTTCGTGAACCCGAGGACATCGCGCGGCTGGTCGCAACGATTGAGGGCATCGGGCAGCGGTTCTCACTCGTCATCGTGGACACGGTGGCGCGCGCCATCGCCGGGGCCGAGGAGAACAGCAGCACCGATATGGGGCTGTTCGTCGCAGCGTGTGACGAGATCAAGGCGCTGACGGGCGGCGCGCTGCTCGCGGTGCATCACGCCGGTAAGGATGCCAATCGCGGCGCACGAGGCTCCACGGCGCTTCTGGGTGCGGTTGATACGTCACTGATGGTCGGCAAGCTCGACGACACGATGACGCTGGCGACACAGAAGCAGAAGGACGCGGAGCCGATGGACGACGTGAACCTGACAATGCTCACCGTGCCTGCGTCGATCAGCGAGACATCCGTCGTGCTGAAGAGAACCGACGAGGCCCCGAAGAAGAGCAGAAAGAAGGCGTGGTATCCGACCGGCGCAATCAAAAGGGCGCTCCAGATATTCGATAATATGTGCGTGGATCGAGGCACGACGAAGATACCATATGCGGACTGGACGGCCAAAATGACATCCGATATGCCCGATTGTAAGCCGCAGACGAGGGGGTCGGCTCGCGACGCACTAATCGACAATGAGTGGATCATATCCGTCGAACGTGTATGTTGGAAAAACAAGGACTTAGGTAGTGTTTGATCGGATGTGTCGGATGTATCGGATCATTTCATCGGATGTGCATACACATCCGTCCGATCCGACGACCCCTATAGGGGGTCGGATCATCGGATGTATGTCGGATCAGTCGGATTAAGAGAGAGAAGGGAGACGAGAGATGGCGACGAGGAAGAGGGTGCCGCAGGGCAAGACATCGAGGGAGTGGCGGTTTTATCCAAGCGAGCGAGACGCAGATAAATGCCGCGCCGCGTTGGCGACGTATGACGCTGAGGTGAGGGCGAGGGAGATCAAGTGGGGCGTGGACCGCCTGCCGCTGCTGGTCGAGCCGGAACTACGCGACAGGTTCTGGGCGCAGATGGAGGTGCTGAACAAGGCGCTCGACAAGGGCAGCGGGGTCGAGGTTGAGGAGGCGGTGGCGTCAACCATACGCGGGGTGCATGCACTTGAGCGCAGGGCCATCGAGCTTGGGGCGGAGCCGGTCACGGGTGAGGTGTGGGAGGCGACGACGCCGAACGGATCTGTCGTGGCCGTGTGCCGCGATGCCAGCGAGATCGCGAAGATACGGTCGGACGGCAGGGTTGACCGGGTGTACTCAATGAGCGAAGTCGCGGCGCTGGTCGAGGCGTGGGAGGCGGACAAGGCGGGTCAGGTTACGAACAAGGTGAAGAGCCTGTTCGATGGTGCTACAATCGAAAGCGTCAGGCCGAAGGCTGAACTTGACCTCAATGATGAGATACCGTTCTGATGGCTGGCAATGATGGGTGGCAGGAAAAGATGAACATCCTCTACACCGACGAGGAGTATCAACTGCTGGGTAATCATGCGTGGATCGACGTGCATACGCTGACGGTCCACATCATGCGCGTGAAGGATGGCGTGAAGGTTGAGGTGTACCCGGCGGCGCACGACGGCGTCAGCGATCCGCTGGCGACGTGCCGGGCCAAGTGGGAAAAACCTGACGCGGCACACAGAACAAGGGTGGTGAAGCGATATGTTAGATGAGGGTGACGGCAGCTTTGCGGAGTGGCTTTCGCGTGATTGCTGCCCGAAGTGTCAGGTTGGGCCGTTAGTGGGCGCTGAGGGCGTCAGGAAGTGCCGCTGTTGCGGTTTGTTGATAGGAGACAGCCTTGGACAAGGTAGAGGTGCTACAGGCGGCAATGGCCGCCGTGGCGGAACGTGGAGAGAATTATGGCGACGTGCGGGAGAACCATCAGCGGATAGCGTCGCTGTGGTCGGTCGTGCTTGGTCAAACCGTAACGCCTGAGCAGGTAGTGCTGTGCATGACGTGCCTCAAGGTTGCGCGGCTGATCGAGACGCCTGACCACGAGGATAGCTGGGTGGACATCTGCGGGTATGGCGCCTGCGGGGCTGAGGTCGCAACAGGATGGGATGACGATGGGTGATGTGATTAATCTCGAAGAGCATGACCGTGACTATGTCCGCTTTTTCAAGGAACACTGGGACTGCGACTGGTGCGGCTTGCCGACACGGGGTCGGGTGTACGAGGAGACGCAGACAGTCGTGTGTAGCTCGTGCCGCAAGCCGCTTATCGAGATTGACAGCGATCCGCGTCACTACATCGCCTTTGAGGAGGATTTTGACTGATGGCGTACCCGAAGATTAAAGAAGAAGTCTGGGACGAGTTTCTAGAGCGCCTGACAAACGGCAGCACGATTACGGCAATCGTGAAAGACAAGTCAATGCCAAGCTGGACATCCATATCAAGGAAACTGGCCGCCGAACCTGAGTTCGAGCGGCAATATCGTCTGGCGCTGGAGTTCCGGGGCATGCTGTTGCAGGAGGAGCTTGAAGATATCAAGCGGGACGCGAGGATGGGGATGGGCGACGCTCAAGGCTTGCGCCTCGCGGCAGATATCACGAAGTGGCAGGTCGCTCGTATGACGCCGAAAATCTATGGCGATAAGCAGCAGCTTGAGGTGACGCCGTCAAAGGGTGGCACATATCTTGAGGCGCTGACGCAAGTCAACGCAACTGAGCCGGTGGTGATCACGGACGAGCGAGACACACAACCGAAAGAACTACGCGCGCGCGGCGGCAACGCTCAAAACGAGTGTCCTGATAGCGACATGATATAGGACCGGAAACGGACGATAGGCTAAACCACTGAAAACGCAGGGTATACCAAATCCATAATGGACATTATGCGACATTCGTGCAGAAATTAACCAGATTTCGGTTGACCCCCCCCGTCTCGCGCACGCGGCCGGGCGGGATAAATATATATACCC